GGCTTGCGCTTGCCGTCCGAGCTGAACTGATAAGCCGATATGTCCACGCCTAAAGGAAAATCCATATTGCACCTCCATGCAAATTATACTCTAAAAGACATAGTTACATCAATCCAACGAAAGTAAACCAATAATAGCCGTCGGCATTCATTGCGGTATGATTGCAAGTTACACTATTCTTGTCACCAGTAGAATAAACACTTAACACAGTGGCAGCATATTGCGTTGCAAACGAGCCCGTCTGCCCTTTACTAACCGCGAATGGCAAACTAAATATAGTAAATTCTCTATCACCAGAGCCTCTCGTCAGTTGACCAATGCCAGTTACTATAACAACGCCCCCAATCATAGCAAATACAAAGTCGGTTGTGATACTGGTCGGGTTTGTAGTTCCGCCAGCATAAGTTACAGTTGGAGTATAAGCAAATCGTTCTGGGAAGCCCTGCGGCGCTGCTGCATAGCTATACGCCTGCCCACTGATATTTTCATTGGCTAAATTGTAATCTGAGCCACCAGTAATGGTGATTGTAGTATCTGTGGAGAAAGCAGTTGCCACTACATAGAAATATTTTGTGCCGCTGTTCGTTAATTTGATTTTAGTGCCTTTTGGGAATTTATAACGAACGTCTTTGCCTGACACCTTAAAAGAAGTGGCGGACACATAAGTCCAAGTGTCAGTATCATAACACCAGCCATCACGCAGGTCAAGCGCAAAGTCCTGAACAGCCATCATAGCGTCTTGAAGGTCATTGATATGCGCTGCCATAACAGTATCAACGCCATCAACTTTGGTGGTATAAGTGTCGGGGTTTGTCGGGAAATTCGTAGGCATAATAACCTCTCATATCTTCATAATATAAATTCTCTGTATGTGCAGAGGAACGCTCGAAGCACTATTGGTGTTAGGGACCGGGTGTTCGTGCCCATCATCAGATTGGATTGTAATCGTAGCAGGGCCATGACCATGATCAACTGGCGGGGATTGTTTATACATCGAAGTGTCAGTTGGGGCAGAAACAGATGCAGTTTGAACAGAAATTGTGGCAGACGCACTTCCGCCATGATTATGGGCAGGATTTGTACTGGTATTGGGCTCAACATGAGTATGAGTATCATTACCGCCAGTTGTCTTTAATTCAGCATCGGTTTTAGCACCAAACACAAATTTATTTATCAGATTTGGCGTCCCATTGGTACCATCACACTTTGCCCAGCCAGATGGGATTGTAGAGCCATATAACAATAAGATTGTTCCAGAAGGAAAAGTGATCATACCAGCCTCATTATATAATACAACTTGACATAACTTGGCAATGAATCTGCTAATTCAGTATCACCAAGCGTATGAATGTGGTCAGGCTCATCAGTGGTAGTAAAACTGTAATCATGTACATGCTCCTCACCGGGGGCATTTATTCCAGTTCCAGCAGTAATATCGTTCAGATAGTATGAAGAAGTTACTACATTTGTGGTTCCAGTCTTGGTGTGTCCATGCCCACCACCAGCTCCAACAGAACCATTTACATGCTTATGATCTTTATAGCCACCGCTTATGCCAACCATATCATCATCTTTAGCGCCGTAAACAAACCTATCTCTAATATCAGGGGTTCCATTCTGCCCATTACACACAACAAACCCAGACGGAAAATAAGAAGGGGCTTTCGAAGTCATCACTATACCATTAATTGGGCAAACAGTGTCAACTTTGGCTCTAATTAAATATAACGCCATATATGAGGGCAAATTATCGACATTATCAGTGTCGCCAATTGGATGATCGTGAGATGCGCTCGTACTTGTATTTCCAGAACTTATACCATGAGGATGGGTTGGGGTAGTAAATCGGTTGGAATGACCAGTACCACCAGCACTCTTTAGTTTTATTGCAGTGCCAGTAGCATTTCCAGTATTACTGGAGGTAAAGGGATGAGGATGTCCAGCCACAGATGTGCTATTCGGTACATTATGATAATGCTTTTCATTCCCAGCAATAGTATCACTGGGAGCAGAAGCTGCTCTAACATAACACTCTGAAAATGAGGTGTCCAATTCATAATCGGCAGGGATATCATAAGCATTGCCATACCAAAACACTTCACCTCCAGCTGGGACGATGTAATCATAATTTAAGCCACTTCCAACGGGTCTTGGTGGTTCAAGCTTAATTGTAGTTCTAATCAATGACCCATTTGCGCTAATCCATTCATGCTCAATTCTGATAATCTGGTAAGTGTCATCAATGCCTATTCTATTGGCTATGAGATGCACTTGTTTCATTAATTCAACGCCAAATTGTAGGTCAGGTCTTCCTTCTATTACAATCGTACAGATGTGAGGCTTATTCTGAAAGTAGTCAGAAAGTATCCCTGCGTATTCTTGAGCTGCAACAGTATTCTGCAACCTAAAGTTATCAAATATCAGCACTTTGGGTATTTCATTGCTTATATCATTCTCAATTCCAATCTTGTTAGCCTCATTCAGTGGCTCACCATAAATTCTTGCAAGAGTAACAATTCCATCAACACCAGAATTGTTGACCAATTCGAGAATTGCAGTAGTTCCACGGTCTTCAAAATCAGTTATGTCAAAACTTATCGGATTTCCATTGGCATCAGTCAGTATAACATCTATGCCATTAATTGGTGTTAGAACGTGATATGACGGCTGCATATATTGGCAAATTAATTTGATACTCTCACCAGCAGCGATTATGATAGGCTTATCAAGCGACCAGATTACTTGTGACGCTTGAGCATCAAAAGACGACACATAGATTTGCAGCCTGCCAATTTGTTCTTCCCACGGGAGCGATCTCCTTATATCCTTGAGTAAGTCAGACTGAGTTATATTTAGCGGGGTTTCTGTGTGCATTCTATTGAATAACTTTAGCGTTCCAGAACTATCAATAAACACACTGCTAAGGGCAGACTCAGCTAACTTCTCAATTTGATTTTTTAGCTTATCATTAGCTTCCCACCAATACGGCATATAAGTGAGCGTGTCTTCGAACGAAGTGGAAATATCAAATCCACTTTGTTCCAATAACTCTGATATTGCATTACTTGCTTTTATGTTCTTGACAGCAGAATGATACCCTTCAATATCGGCTAAGCTTTGCCACAGGTCATTTATTACCATATCAGCAGTTTGATTATAGCCGTACACTCTCAGGTCTGATACAGTTCCGTAAAACACATCGTATTGAGTTCCGGACGTCCCCTTTTTAACGATGATTTTTGCCTTTCTTCCGGGATAGAACTTGTTGTAAAGTGGACTTGCTGGGTTATAAGGATCATACCTGCCATCAGAATTGTCAAGTGTCAAAGTTGCTTCACCAATGTTCATGGTCTCCAAACCAGTAAGACCAGAATTTACAATGTTATTTCTTCCACGTATGCTTCGAAAAGAGATAACATGCGATGCTTCATTTTCTCCAGTAAAATAGCCATCACCGTCCCAATCAACAATAACACCCCAAAGCAGATTATCAATAGTGGGGCCACTGCCATATTTGAATGAGCCGTATTTAGCAATTCCGTATCGCATTAGGAAGCCATCGCCTTTCTGACTATATTAGTTACAATCGGCTTTAGCCTTGCCTCAGCATTGTCTATATCTGACAATGAGATGTAAGACTGGTCGGTAATATTAACTGAAACCATAATTGGCTGCATAGTACTCGGAGATGACGCATTCACAGTCAGCCCGCCGATATCACCATTCACTTCTTTTAGCGCACTGGCAATTCCACGCAAGCCAAGCTCGAACGGCGTAGGCGACCCCGGGGTCAGCCAGTCAGGCAGCTTAAGATTATCAATCTTATCTTTCAGGTCTTCAAACCATCCAATCACATTTTCTATCGCCCCACCAATTGCATCAAATGCAGGCTGTAGATGGTCAGATAGCCAACCAGCTAATTTGCTAACAACACCAACAACTTTGTCAAGTAAATCAATGAGTGGGGGCAATAATAGCTCAATTAGTGGAATAACAATATTGCTTAATAAAGATGTGGCTATTGTCAAAATTGGCTCAACAACTTTCATCAGTGAACTAAACAAATCAATCAATGGCGGAAGTAAGGTCTCAAGCAGGGGCGTAAACTGGTCTATCAAGTCAATTAATACTAAAACAAGTGTGTCCAGCACTGGGGCAAGCGCTTCCATGAGGTTTGAAGCCAATAAAGCAAATAAGCTAACAATAGATGGCAACAGGTCAAGAATGGGGGGCAATAACTTTTCTATAAGCGGAAGTAAAGCAGGGATAACATCACTAGTGATTACTCCACCAACTTGACCAGCTACATCAACAAGAACAGGTCCAATCTCTTGGATTAATGGAGTTACAGCCTTAGCAAGCTCTCCAAGAATGGGCAGCAATGCAGTCCCAATACTTATCTTGAGGTTTTCCAGCTGCGCCTGTACTTGTGCCATACTGGCAGCGGTTGTGCCAGACTGTTCACCGATTTTAGCCATTGAGGTTTCACCCTGCTCCATAACAGCCTGCATAAAGGCTTGCTCACGGGTCAGGTTCTGGTCGGCAGCCATAAGCTCATCAATGCGAGTACGAACTTGCCCTGAGGAAATGCCGAAGTTATCTAAGCGAGGGATGGCTTGGTTAGCCAGCATCAGGGCAAAGTCTTCCATTGATGCTGTAGCATCCATGCCCATTGCAGAGCCAAGCTGGGTTGCCATTTCTGCTAACTTTGCAGCTTCTTCAGAGCTATCTGCCAAGCCCATCGACATGAACTTATTCGTGGCTTGCATCAAGTCGGTATCAGCAACCATCCCCCTTGTGGCTTGACGCAATTCTTCGAGCATCGGGGCAGCTTCTTCGCCAATCGAGGCTGCAAGGTTTTTGAATGTATTGGTCACTGCCTCTGCGGGCGCAGCAGACGTCGCCAGATCGCCAGCAAACTTTACAACTGCACCACCAGCTACACCAAGAGCACCACCGACAATGCCAGCGGTTTTGCCAAGTCCACCAAGCGTCCCTAAAATACCACTTAGCTTGCCACTGGCTTCATCTTTACCAGTAATGATAACTTCGAGAATGTTTTTCTCAGCCATTGTGCCCAGCTTTGTTCATTTTACGTATGACCTCATCTCGGCGTATTATCATTCGGTGAAACCATTCTGGTGTGCATCTTTCCTCAAAGTCCCACGGGGCAATGCCATACGTCTCACTCAAGTCAAGCACAACAGCCCAGTAAGGCGGTTCATCACCGAACCCTCGCATCCAAGACTTATATCTTAATTGCTCGGGCTCGGTGAGGTAGGGTTTTGGTTTAGTCCACCAATTTGCGCAATGATTTCACCAAGCTGTGCTTCAGAGGCGTCCAGCAATTGTTCTCTGGCTTCCTCTCGGTCAGCGGGCTCAATGACATAACCCAGAATGAACTCTATCAAATCATCGATGATATTTGGGTTGCCTTGCGGGTCAGCAGCCTTCTGCATTAGCTCGATGCTTTTCTTCGCCCTGCGCAAGAAACCGGGCGAGTCTTTGGACGGAATTTCTATCTTGATCATGGTAAGCTCGCTAACTCGTTCACTACGATAATCTCAGCATACTTTGCAGCGGTTGGGTCATAAGCAACTCTGAAATCACCTTCAAGCACATCGTTGCCATTATTCTCACCAAGTTTTTCAAACTTCTCCCACATACCAGCCACATTGACTTTTAGCGTTTTCTTGGTGTAAGTCGTTCCAGCAGTTGCAACAGCCGAGCCTTCGCTCTTTAGCTGAATTAACTTCGGTGTCAATGAACGCCAAGCAGCCTTCTGGTCTTTAGAAGTGGCATTGTGCTCAAATACTAAGTGCAGCTTTAGCTCTGGGGTCGAGGCGATAATCTTGCAGTAACCAAGCGAGCCACTGGCAGCATAGAGCGCTTGAAAACCAGTCGTAACATCAAGGCTAAACTCATATAACGTGCAGCCAATCTCAGTTGTTCCAAACGTTCCACTAATCAAATCAATGTAGAGTTTTGCCTTCTGGAAAAGTATCTCTTCAACAGTCGGTAAGGTCGCAGCTGCAGTAAAGCCTCCAGATAAAACACTAACATCACTGCCAATCAGCGTGGCACTCATCATGATTGGCTCTTTCCTCTTGCCACTTAGCTTGAAGCTCTCGGCAAAGGCATAAGCCATCTGCTCGACTTGCTCATTATCACCGCCCTCGATTGTATAAGTCTTGGGCGTCTTGACCGCAGTCGTTGGGAAAGCATAAGTATATATATAACCAGTGCCAGTGCCATCTTTTGTTCCTGATACAACTCCATCAACGCCCATTGCCAAGATATGGGGCAGCTGCTCGAAAGTGGCAGGGACTTCATCCAAATCTAACTGCCCTTGCGTGAACGGGAAAAACGCACGGTTCACTGGCACAACATAGCCAATATCCTCATCTGGAAAATAAGGCTCACGCTTATCCTCCAACGTTCCAGTTCCACGCCAAATTGTAGTGGCTGGGACTGGTGTGCCAGCAGTCGTCTCTTTGCCAAACTGCAATTTGCGTAATCGTTTTATACCAGCCATTTAGCCTCCTAACAGCCTGAGCAGCCCTTGTCTTCACTCTCGGGCTGCAAATTCTTATTCTCATGCAAAGTCTTGCTTTGCTTTATTACTTCAACTTTAGCATATAGCCCAGTCGAGAGTAGAAATTCCTCTCCGCCATAAATCTTGACTTCATCATCAGTCAAATCTCTGGCAGGAATGTCAGCTAACGATGCATTGCCAATATACTTTAGCATCCTATCTTTCCTTTCACTTCAATTTCAATGCGCCAGCCTAAATGGCTTTCGCCTGCATACTGCAGCCAGCCGAATGTTCCACGCACATCGGTGTAAGTGTCTACATTACCACCAAACGTTGGGTCGGCAAGTAGAATGCCAATCACCTCATTTCTAAAGCTAAGCGCTATCGGGAATGATTTCGGCAGCACTTGCCTTGCAACGTGGATCTCAACAACCAGCACGTCCAGAACTTCCTCAAAGCCTGAGCCACCTATCGAGCTAAAGCTGCTGGCATAAGCCAAAGCGAATGGGAATTGAGCCATTGCTTCAGGCGGAGCTGCGGGCGCTTCTTTTATACCATCAATTTTAGCTAACTCAGCTTGAAGCCAAGCTAACGCATTGCCAACAGAATAGCTCATATTGTGACCTTCCGATAAGCCTCTAAAATAGAGCTGACTGTTTCATCCAGCCCACCATACTCCAGCGAACCGAATGTGGAATTAGCACTGGCATTTTGGAACGCCTGCTGCCCATGCTTATACCAGCGGATAACCTGCATAATCACGGCTTGCTTTATGTCATCAGGAACGGATAGACTATATCCGAACTTTCCTTTCACTTGAACGGACTTGCGCCTGAGCGGGAACGTTCCAAACTCAAGCCGTAAGTAATTGAATGGAGTTGAGTTTATCGGCAAGCAATAATACTCTGCCGCATCTAACAGTTCGAACGTTGTGCCATCCCACGCAACCTTGACTTCTGTCGGGGCAGCAGCTAATTCGCCAATATAAAGTTCAGAATTGCCAACGCTATCAAATAAACGGGTAGCTTCTGGAGCACAATAAGCATCAGGCTCACGCCCAGTCCAGCGGTCAATAGCTCTGGATGCCCGAGAGATGAGGCTAAATATCGTAGCATCATAGTCGGAAGCCCAGTCTACATCAGGCATCATATTCTTGACTTCTGCGATTGTGCAGTAATCCGCCATAATACGCTCTCACGTCTCGGTGGGGCGGTAAAACGCCCCACCAATTGGTTAGTCAACAATCATAGACGGCTGGGTTTTAGTTCCATACCGACTTTCTACAACATACAGCGCAGATGTGATATTCGCAGCATTAGAAGCTGCCACCTTAGCAGCAATGCAGTCATACGCTCCGATTGCAGCTGGGTCAATCTCGAACACAACCAGCTTATCTTTCAAAGCTGCATCCAACGAATAAGACGCAGCAGCCGTCCGTTCCACCAAAACATCAGAGGTAGCACAGTCGAGTGTCGAGAAAATGCGGGCTGCTTCGGTCATCGCAGTTGCGCCAGTTTCAGCGACAGCGGTAGCCTTCATAACGGAAAGCACTGGCACAGTCGCTTCACCTTGCTTCACAGAAAAGACAATCCAAACCCTGTGTGCATTCTTGAGAGAGATGTAATCGCCAGTTGCAGCCGAACCTCCTGCGGTTGGAGCTAAGCCAGTCACAACATTCAAATCACCGGGAATCTTAATCATCTCTCCTCCTATGCACGAGCAGCTAATGTTACATACGGGCTGATCGTATTTGAACCCTTAGCAGGTGTCAGAGCAGACTTCCACAATGGCGCACCATCGAAGCGGTAAACGAAGCGCAACGCCGTTTCATCATAGACGAACCGAACGTGAATTGAGGTGTCATACTTCATCGCTCCAGCATCAATGGTCACGTACTCATTGAAGTCGGCAAGAATGACATCGCCAACATCACCAAGTGTTGCATTGTGCTCGGTAGGGATGACGGGACGTCCGAACAGCGTAGCATAAGGCGTTCCAGACAAGCCATTGGCGGGCAAATAAGCTGGAACGTTTGTTCCTATTACCATTGAGTAGAGTTGAGGCTCAACATCTTGGTTAATCAGCCACACAGCATTGGCACGGCTGCGAGCATGCAATCTCGACCACATTTTGACGATGTTGGCATATACTACAGTGTCGGCAGTCTGCGAGCTTTCTTTTGCAACGGTTACCAGTGCAGGCGATTGCATAATCCCCAAAGGCTGTCCACTGCCAGTCCCATTGATAATCGCTTCCTCTAACTGGAAGGTGAACTCCTCAGTGAACACCTCGCCAATAAAGGATTCCAAGAACGGCAGGTCTTGCATCATCTCATCGGTCATATAGCATAAGCCGATAAGCTTTTTCAGTTCGAGCACGAGGTTTTCAAAGGCGGGCTTCGATACAGTCTTTTCGCCAGCTTCAGCAAGCCAGTAGGCTTGCACTCCACCCCAACGAGAGCCAGCAACACGAGAGGACTCCGCCACAAGCGGGATTTTTACACTCTGTTTGGATGTCGGCATCTTTCTGGTTCGGCTCAAGATTTGACCGCTATCATAAGCGTGGCTCATAACCTCTTGCACGAAGTCGGGTTGCAAAAGGAACGCACCTTCTACACCTTCGGATAAGCCAGACGCAGTCTTCACCTCATACAAACGAGGATCTACCTTGCCTGCAGGGCTGCCAGCCTTAATGATGGCAACCAACTGCTCACCTAAGGACCTGAAAGGATATTTCTCTTTCTTTTCCTCTTCTGCTGGAGCAACGGCTGTCTTAGCACCTACGCCTTCATTGGCATAAGCATCAAGTTCGGCTTTGCGTTTGAGCACATCAATCTTGCCCTTAATCGCTTCAGCCTCACGGATATTGGCATCAATTTCGCTCAGGACTTCTGGGGGCATTTCTTTCTCCTTGCCTTCCCATTCAGCAGCCTTAGCAGATGCCTTTGATAGAGTTTCACGCAACTCCAAGCGTAATTTTTCTAAAGTGTCCATATTATTAACCTCACAAAATGTCTAATTCTTGTTCCAACACTTTTAGCTTACGCATCACCAGTGAAGTGAGTGCAGGGTTGAACTCTACAACCTGCGGCTCGGCTTCGGCAAGTCTTTGCCTTAGCTCGGTTACGAGTGGAACTATCTCATAACCATTCACATAATACCCCTTAATCAGGGGCGTTATATCATATCTAATTATACTCCGCACAGCCATCAGCGAGCTGAACTCTGGGGGCTCTTTGTCAAATTCGGCATAGTGCTTTGCCAAATGATTGTAAACTCCCTTCATCTCGCTCTCTGGAATGTCTACGCCACCACGAGCACCAAATAACGCTGCCATTGCAGCAGAAACGCCATTCCATACTGCGGGACCGATGCTATCCTTCGAGGGCTTGTGATGCGGGAGCTTGAGCTGACCAAAATTCTCTGGGGGCAATGTCTCCGCCCAAGCATAATGATTGGCAATGCGGGTCTTGTCTGCATCACTCAATTCAGCCCAGCCAGCATCAGCAAAGTCGCCAAGATTAGGTGCAGCCCATTTGTCATTAGACTGCCCAGTGTCCTTATACGGCACAACAGCCTTTACTCCAGCGGTTGCAGGATTAGCACCCCAGTTGACATCAGAAATGTCCCAGAGCTTCACCTCTCGAATGTTCCTGACAAGCAAGCGGGACTTTTCATTGGCAGGCTCGGTTTCCTCAGTGATATCAAACTTGACGACATCAAAGCCAAAAGACATCTCATTCAACGCACCAGTCTTCAACGCTTCGAGGACTTCATTGCCACGCTCGGTGTTTAAGTAGGTGCGCTTTACCTGCAACCCACCAGTCGCCTCTGGAAATTCTGCTCTAATCTGGTCGGGCAGCTCTGACTTATTTACCTCTGCGATTTCATCGATACGGGCAATCGGGGGTAAGTTATAATTGTGCTGCCATAAGTGGCGGAAATGCCGTGAATTTTCGGTTATAGTCTTTTTGAATGCACCTTTGTGAATACGATCGCCAACCAAGTCGATATTGCCAAACACGGCAGCAATACCAGTAACTGTTCGGTCTTCGATTGACTTCACTGCACTGGCAAATGATTTCTCTTCCATCAGAGCCTCCATATCACTTAATTAAGTCCTCTAACATTTTACTATAAAATCGCTTGACTTCAGCGAGCGACTTCTTGACAACTTCCTGCAAAGTCCACCAACGCCCTTTATGAACAGCAGCTTGCGGTCCAGCTCCAACTTCCGGAACAGCCTCACTGCTAATCACCCACGGGCTATACTTTGTCGGGCTTCCAATAACTCCATAAATCTCAGAACCTACTTCTTTAACGGCGGTATTTATCTGACGACCTAACGTCCCAGTTCTGCGATAAGTGGAAGCTGGAGGCGGAGCTGGATATTCTGGGACTTGGCTATGCACATACTTGACAGCCTTATCAGTCGTTTTATACAATGCGTCCTTAATCTCTTTGCCTTGCAAACGCTTCAGCTTCTTATTGAGCTTGTCAAGCCCTTTTATCTGATAATCAATCTGGTCGGACATTTAGACAGTCTCCACAACAGGCTGAATCATACATCTACATGAAATGTGCGCCCCGGGCGCTTGTACCTGACTGCCATCCCCGCAAGTAAAATAATCGTCAATACCAACAGTCTGCCCGTGCATCGGTGCACATATCGGACACACCCGTTCATCTACAGCCGTATACCAACGCTTCTTTTCCACAACGCCTGACGCTTTCCACGTTGTCAGATTTGCCTGACCATAAGCATTCGTAACTTCGGTCACAGCAATCCGCTCAGCCCGAACTTTGCCAAACTCACCTTCTAAATTCTTGACAAGGTCGGATAATGGCTTGCCAGAATTGTTCCAAGCCACAACCTTCTCCTGCACCATCTTTCTGGTGGAATCGTTTATCAGTCTTATACGCTCACCTGCAAACTGCTCTGCCCACAAATTGACAGCTTCATTGACCTGCGTCCAAGATATGGATACTGGCGCACCCATTCCAAGCAGCTCGTCTAACGCCCTCTTAGCTGCACTTTTGGACACGCCTTTGTAAAGTGACAGCATAACCTCTTTGAGCGCTTCAAACTCGGCAAACCAAAAGTCGTCTGAGAATATAGATTTCTTGCCAGTTTCAACGCCGACTTCTTTCAGTACTCGGTCAAGCTCGTCTTGTAAGAACGCCTCCATTTTCTTAATGAACTTGCGCTCATCCTCAACTCGATAATCCTTATCCTCACTCTTAGCCTCATAAGCAGGCAAAGCAGCTTTAGCAGATACAGGCTGTTCGTAAGTGCTCAGCTGACGTAACAAGACATCCCCGCCATTTACAACAGGCAATCCAACGCCATCTCGAAATTCGTTGACTGTGATCACCCCAGCCTGCACAGCTTGCAGATAACGCTGCCACTCTTTGCTCATATCCTCTTGCAATGCTGGGACACGAGAATAGTCAAAGCGCATTAGCACATCGCCAAACTCTGGGGACAGCTGGGCATTGATTACGTCATCAAAATGTTCATACAGCCCAATCAGCGTGTCCTGCCACCAAGACTTGCGGGCTTCCTCATAGTTTGAGTAGGTTGAACGCTTCAAGCCAACCGCAGCTCCAACGATAATCGGCGGGACATTGAACACCATACAGATACGAGCTTCGTTTCTATCATCCAAAGTTTCAAAGCCCATCTCTTCGAATGATAAGCCAGTCTTCTCATACTTGGCATCAGCATCCAGAACAGCAGGCTCAAGCCAGTTTTCAGAGCCACCATAGCGCTCACGCCATCGCTTGCGAATGAGTTCAACTTGCGCTTCTGAGAGGTGTTGAGAGGATGTTAGTAATCCAGTCGGGACACCACCATGCTCCCAGAACAGCTTGATAAAGTCAGTTTCGGAATTGTCAATGTCACCTATCCTTGCAGCCACTGCAGCGGGCGGATAACCAGAATAAGCATCCAGCGGGTCATAGTTCTTGAACGAGAGAACATCTTTCGGCTCAAGATAAATGGGCTGACGTCC